GGACAAACACCGTCCTAGGTGAGACATGGGAGGAGGAAACTGGCGCAAAAATGGGCGCAGAAGGCTTGCGTGATCGTGCAGAGTTTTATCCAGCAGATCAGGTCCCAGCAAAGGCAAGCATCGTCACTTGTGGCGTTGACGTGCAGGACAATCGAGTTGCTATTGGACTGTATGCGTGGGGAGACGGGGAGGAGAGCTGGCTCCTCAATCACTTTGAGATATTTGGTGATCCTGCCGGTAAAAAGCTATGGGACCAAGTCGATGACGTGATTTTCAGGACGTACAAGAAGGAGGACGGGACTGAGCTGAAGGTAAGTGCTACAGGAGTTGACTCAGGTGGTCACTTTACGAGTGAGGTCTATGCATACTGCAGAGAGCGTGCCAAGCGTGGTGTTTTTGCGTTAAAGGGCCAGTCACAACGCAACAAGCCGCCTATTGGCAAGCCAAGCAAGGTGGACATCAATTACAAAGGTCAAGTGCTGAAAAACTCGGCACAGGTCTTCCCAGCAGGCGTAGATACGATCAAATCGACGTTGTTCGCAAGATTGAAGTTGAACGAAGAGGGCGCCGGATACATTCATTTTCATGCCGCTGCCTCACCGGAATACTTCAAGCAACTGACAAGCGAGCGTCAGGTGGTGCGATATGTCAAGGGCTTTGCTATTCGTGAATGGAAGAAGAAGCCAGGTGATCGCAATGAAGCTCTTGACTGTTTTTGTTACAGCTACTGCGCTCTCAACTATCTATACATGCGATTCAATCGTGCCACGATTTTTGAGCAGTTTGCAAAAGCCCAAGAACCAAAAAGCGAGCCTCAAGAACAAAAAAGAGTAGAATCGCCATATCAGCCGACACGAAGGCGTATGTCTCGTCGGCCCTCGTCGTCGTTCGTGACTAACTGGTGAGTATTCTCGTCCCCAAGTTGGTTTACGCAGGTGACACGGTCATTTTTGATGTCCCTGCCTTTACCAACTCAGTAGGCACACAGATCGACAGCGGCACCTACACGCTGAAGTGGTACGCAAGGACGAACGTCAATCACGAAGGTGCAACAATCACTGGCGTTGCCGAGGGTGATGGTTGGCGCATTACTGTACCGAGCAGCACGACGACTGGCTTCGACGCTGGCACTTGGACTTGGCAGGCAGTTGCGACTTATAGCTCTGAGCAGTACACAGCAGGCCGTGGCCAGTTCACCGTCAAAGCAACTGCTGTTTATTCCGATCAGCCTGGTGCCTTTGACGATCGCTCACGCGCTGAAGTTGATCTTGAGAAGGTTGAAACTGCAATCCGCACTCTTGCGGCTGGCGGCATGGTGCAGGAATACACCATTGGAGGTCGCAATCTGAAGCGATACAAGATGGGTGAGCTTTTGCAGCTTCGCGATAACTTAAAGGCTGAAGTGGATCGTGAACGCCGTGCCGAGAAAGTTCGGCAGGGCCTTGGCAATCCTGGCGTCACCCGCGTGAGGTTTATCTGATGTGGCCCTTTAATCGCAAGAAGAAGCCTCAGCGTCGCAACTACGCTGGTGCATCAATCAACCGCCTGACATCTGACTGGGTGTCGTCTGGGACAAGTGCTGATGCAGAGGTCAAGAACAATCTCCGAGTTTTGCGCAATCGCGCGCGATCTCTTGTTCGTGACTCTGATTTCGCCAAATCAGCTCTACGCGCAGTTAGAAACAACGTTGTTGGTCAGGGCATCAAGCATCAAGCCCAAGTCCGAATGATCCGTGGCGGGCGTCTAGATGAGCGCCTGAACGCCGTCATTGAACATGAGTTTACGAAGTGGTCAAAAGCTAAGAACTGCCACTGTGGCGGCACGCTGAGCTGGAACTCAATTCAAGGCTTGGCGATTAACAGCATGATTGAGACCGGCGAGGTGTTTATTCGCCTCGTCAATCAAAGCTTTGGCGACTCGCGCGTCCCCTTCGGCCTTGAGATTATTGAGGCAGACCTGCTTGACGATGATTTCACCGGAATTGAGCAGAATGGCAATCGTGTACGGATGGGGGTGGAGGTCGATGAGTGGTCGCGCCCTGTGGCCTATCACTTCCTCAACTACCACCCTGGTGACTACCAATTCATCAACAACAACCTTGGTGTCAAGCGGCGTACAAGAGTACCCGCCAATGAAATCATCCACCTCTATTCAGTAGATCGTCCTGGCCAGACGCGTGGTGTCACGGCATTTGCCTCGGCAATCATGCGCCTCAACAACCTCAAGGGCTTTGAGGAGGCTGAAATTATCGCCGCTCGTGCCAGCTCGGCAATGATGGGGTTCGTCCGGACACCCGATCAGGAGCTGTTTGAGGATGGCACATATGCTGAGCAATCTGTGCTGGACTTCGCTCCTGGCAGTATTCGGCGTCTTGCTCCAGGTGAAGAGATGCAATTCTTCTCACCTACGCGGCCAGATGATGCTTTTACGCCTTTTGTGGCCCAAATGCTTCGTGCAGTCGCCGCAGGTGTCGGGTGCTCGTACACGCAAGTAAGTTCCGACTTTTCCTCTAGTAACTACAGCTCGTCTCGTCTTGAGTTGCTTGAGACGCGGGCGCACTATCGCACGCTGCAGCAGTACCTGATCGACAACCTCTGCCAACCGATTTACGAGCGTTGGATGGAGATGGCAGTCATGTCCGGCGTTGTCCGCGCACCTGGCTTCGACATCGACCCTGATCGTTACTACGAAAGCAAGTGGATTGCACCTGCCGCCCAGTTCGTTGACCCGCAGAAAGAAGCAGAGGCTTACAAGTCTCTTGTTCGCAGCGGCATCATGACGCTCTCACAGGTCATCGCCCTGCACGGCGGTGATTTTGAAGAGACAATGCGCCAACGGCAGCATGAGCTTGCCACTTTGGATGAACTCGGCATTGTTACTGACACTGACCCCAGTGAAGTGACGAAGGCAGGGCAAGCCCAAAGTCCTCCTGTCCCACCAACTCAGCATCCTGTCATGCACGAAGAAGGAGAAGCGATTGATGGCTAACGTCAACGGCACTGAGATCAATCTGTCCCCAACTGACGGGATGAAGACAGAGGCTGAGCGTTATCGCAAGTGGAAGTCAGATGGTGAGGCGGGTGGCACTGAAGTCGCTGCACGTCGGGCTACGCAGATTCTCTCTGGCGACGAATTATCGCCAGATGTAGTTGTTGAAATGAGTGCTTGGTTTGCAAGGCACCTTGTAGATAAAAAAGGGCAAGGATTTAGTCCTGATGAAGATGGCTACCCGAGCAAAGGACGCGTAGCATGGGCAGCATGGGGCGGTGACGCTGGTCAATCATGGAGCAGCGAAAAATCTGCTTCAATTAAAAAAGCACGGGAACGATCCATGACCGATGAACAAAGAGCCGAACCAGGAAGTCTCAAGGTTGGTGATTTCGTCAGTTGGAATTCTTCTGGCGGTCGTGCTCGTGGACGTATTGATCGTGTGGTACGCGATGGGACGATAGATGTCCCAGATTCAAGCTTTACGATCACCGGCACTGAGGACGATCCTGCTGCCTTAATCACGCTGTATCGCGATGGTGAGGCGACCGATCGCAAGGTCGGCCATAAGTTCAGCACTCTCACCAAGATTGCTGCAATTCGGATGTTCGACGAGGCGCAACTCAAACGAGCGCATTACACCGAATTTAAGGAAGAAGACGAGGATCGCACGCTTGAGTTCCCGTTTGCCTCAGAAGAACCAGTCAACCGTGTCTACGGCATGGAAGTACTGAACATGACTTCTGAAGCGATGGACATGAGCCGTCTTAATGACGGCGCACCACTGCTCTTCAATCACGACCCTGATCGAATCATTGGTGTTGTCCAACGTGCGTACATCAAAGACAAACGAGCGTACGCAAAGGTCAAGCTTGCTAACAACGAGCTTGGTCGCGAGATGCAAGACCTAATTAGGGACGGCATCGTTCGCAACGTTAGTTTTGGCTACAGAATTAACGACATGGAGGAGGATCGGTCGACCACACCTGTGACCTACCGAGCCACCTCTTTCCAGCCCTACGAGGTCAGTATGGTTTCAATCCCTGCAGACAACGTTGGTGCTGG